ATACATTGGTGCCAATAAAAATATCTATACTTCCATGACCTTGAAAAGCTTCTGATAATTTTCTTATATTTTCGTCAGCAGTTCCAGCGTCTAACCCAAGTTTTGCTAATATCACCGATAATAATTTGATTTTTCCTAAATGTTTAGTAACAGCAGGAAACGTTTTTCCTATTTTTGTGCCTGCTACCCCTGTTAAAGGAATAAGTAAAGCCTCTAGTGCCAACTTCAATCTATCAACCTCAATCTTGGTCGTTTCAAAATCAAACTCCTTCTGAACCCCCTTCAAAGACAATAAAAACGTTTTTGTCGAGTCTGTCAATTCGTCAAGCTGAACCTTTGTCTTACCCATCTCGATCCCGGCAAGCGCAAACAAAAACGATATGCGTGTTAGAATACCCGCAAGCAATCCAAACGATGCACCGAGCGCGGACTTTGTAAATGAATCAGTGATATCCTTTAGCCTCTCGCTTGTGTCCTTTGAACTATCGAATAGATTGTTTACCGCCTTGAATGACTTCTCAAAGGCTCCTCCTAAATTCTTGCCCAATGACACCGAACCCTCTGTCATCGCTTTGAATAAATTCCTGTTCTCCTCTGTAAACCCGGCCATATCCTTCAATTTGTCCGTCACAGTATTGAGCGACTCGATCATATCAGAGTTTTTGATTATTACGTCACCCACAACTTGCCTCAACGAACGATTAGCACTTGTTACTTTTGCTGTCGCTCCCAGCCAAGATCTTTGTGCAAGCACCAGGTTGTTCATTTGATCCTTTGACAACTCAAGAAATTTTCCCAAAAATTTCATTGCCAAAGCACCATCGGTAGAAATATCTGCTAACGTCGCACCTTTTTGGCCAACAAGAGCCAACACCTTCGATAGATCAGTCAAAAAGCCAATGTTGTCTGTAACGTTACTTTTTGTTTCCTTAACGCCCTGTGTAAAGGCCAATGTTGTCTCACCAACCGACTGACCAGCTTTCCTACGAAATACAGCCCACGCCTCTGCTGCCTTTATTACATCTTTCGCCATTTTGACAGTAATTGACTTATTGATTGACATAATCCGGTTTAAGCCTGTAGCAGCCTCTTGCGCCGTTAAAAAACCATCCGAAGCCAAATCTTTAATGGCAATCTCAGCTTCACTAAACGACTGCTGATTGATTTTTGCCTGTTGGTTTAACGCTAAAAGCGCAGTCTCCATCTTCGCCGCTTCCTCGATAAACGGCGCTGCAATCCCTGCTATTGTCTTCACCACCGTGCGAATCGAAAACGCAAATAGAGCCACTCGCGCTTGAAGCAGCGAAATATCACGCTCTAAGTTAAATACCGCCTTGCCAAACCCTCCCTTAAACGATGTAGCCGCTCCCTTGGCGTTACGTTGAACCTTTTTTTCCGCCAGCGCAATCTTGTCCATCCCGTCTGCGATTTTGTTGCTCGTCGATAACAACTTGATAAACTCAGATCGGGCTTTCTTTGGCAAAGCCTTCATGATCGCCGTTAATTGCTTGGCATCCTTATCTGTTCTTTTTAACCAATCATCCAAAGACCCAATACCAGATGCAGCAGCACCACCAGCGGCGTTTAATTTATCGTTTAGCTTGTCAAAAACATTGTTTATCTGCACAATTTCTTTATTAACACTGCTTTGCAATCTTAGTTTTATTTTTACTTCTGCTTGTGCCATTAAACTAAACCTTCTTTGACATAGCGCGGTTTACTGATTCTTCCGTCTTGCGTAACCGTTCCTTCTCTCTTGTTACGATTCCGCAGGCTTCCACAAAATACACTGGCTGATTTGAAAACGTGGTAGGAAAAGGTAGGCTGTGATAACCTTCCGCAGCTTGGACAAGCTGAAGTAGCCATCTTGACAGGGTGGTTATATAACTCTGGGGGCACTCCGTAAATATCTCAGAACCAAACCGCTCCATATACATACCCGTGCCCCTATTCTCACAATTTCTTGACTTCCTTCTTGATGTTGGACATTTCGAGCAATCCACGTCATAATCCTCACCATCCTTGGAATATATGAAATGAACCGCCTTCGTTAGTTTTTTGCTTCGTCCGGCGATAATTTGGAACTCAAAATATCACTCACAAGATCCATTATAAAAGCACCGTCTGGGTAATACTGCACAAACGTCTCTACGTCAGCACATTCCTTGCCGTTTACAAAAAAACCCTTGACACTTTTAACATGATCGACCAACAAAGAAACAGTAAAATTATTAAGCGTCAACGTAAAGTTGACCGCTGCCTCTTCTTTTTCTTCTGTTAAATTATTAAAATCAATCTCTTCTTCTTCTTCTTCCTTTTTATCAAAAGACGTTGCAACATCCATCAACATCCGTCTATTCTCAGCCACAAAACGCATCCAGGATGTATTTTTAAGCGGCATATACGTAACCACTACGCCATCAGCAGATTCTCTTTTTCGAGGTGCAAGTGAAATCTCAACAGACATTAAAACTCCCTACACGAACAGAACAAACAACTCATCCTGTCCAGTTGTTCCAAGAAGGCGACCGTTAAACGTAGTAGGCACGATATCGTCATTTGCTGCATCTTCAACAGACTGAGCATCAAAGTCAACTTTGGGCATCCAAAGCGCAACAGTCTTTCCCAACACCGAACCCGACTGAATTCGCACTCCGACACTCTTGAAATTTCGCGCTCTACCATACTCACGGAAAAAATCCCTGTGCATGAATGCCTCCAGCTTCAGCGTAGAATTGTTTTTCCCAGCATTGAAACCCGTTCCGTGATCCGTTCCATATTCCTCGTTGATCGGAACTATCGTGTTATCATATTCCACATCGAAATTTTTCACACGATAGATGAAATCATCACCTTCCGCACCGATCGGGGACAAACCTTTTTGGTCAAACGTAATCCCTGCAAAAAGATTCGTCGCACCGCTTATGATCGTGCCTTGATTATCTGTTCCAGGATGATACGGCACAATCAAATCAGCAACATCTGGATCAAGTGCAGTTGTTCCACTTTGCGCACGGGCAACCGTTATTTGGTCATAAGCCTGATTGGTCGTATCAATGGCTGTAACTCGCATCTTTTCTATGGTAAAATTCGGTGTTCCAGAATCCAAAAACTTGTTTCCGCTTACGTCATACCACGTAATCAGAGATCCAACAGTAAACTTGTCAGCATCACCTTTGGCAATTTGAAGATCCGTTACAATTGCATCGTGGTCAATATGCTGCGTAGTCGTTCCCATGTAAACCGGCAAATCAGCAGCAAAGCCACTAAAAGCCGCTCGCAAAGCCTCTGTTCCCTTACCCGAAATCGTCACCTTGCCGGGAACCACGCCACTGAAAACATAAGCCTCGTTTTGACGTAGAAGCTCCATGACTAAGCAGTTATTAATATCTTTCTGTGGCCGATAGGTAAACCCAGCGTGCATCAACTGACCTACCATTGATCCATGCTTGGCAAACGGAATTTTGGGTCTTACCGTAACCGTCTCTGTTCCAGTGTTTACAGCCGTTACGATATGCACAACGATCTGACCATCCGGGTAAACAATCCCCACACCCTGATCAACTGTAAAATTTGCAGCCTCAGTAACACCAACGACAACGTCAGTGCTTAGACCATCAGCGTTTGCCGCAACACTTGAAATAGTAGCTGCAAACGATGAACCCGAAGCATGGCCAATGGCCTCACTAAAAAGCGTTGCCAAAATCCTATCAATATCAGGTTTCACATTCTGGGCACGCGGAGACAGATAAGTCTCAACATCAAAATCACCCTCTTTTCTAAGAGTGATCGTTGAAAGCGTTGACCGAGTATCATTTTTCTCTTCTGTTGCCTCACGAGCTTGCGCAAAATTCATACTCGCACTGATATGAGCAAACGAATCCGTAGCAACTGGTTCATCGGTTGGTTGTAAAAATTGAGCAAATTCAGCCGCTGTAGAGTCACGAACATACATGATGTCACCACGACCGATCGAGTAAACACTAATTCCAGAACATGCTCCCATGTCTTATACTCCTTCGTTTACAAGCATCACTGATACAAATATCAATGCACTGCTTATAAAAGCACGGTTTTTGTCAGCCTTTGTTTCATATTGGTGGCCTCTCCATTTTGCTACAACAATTCTTCCAGTTGTATCATCTAACTGCGAACAGTTATGCAACAATCTTTGCATCGCAAGTGCATACCTGTAAGTATATCTTTCAAGTAATTCTAAGTTACTCGTAGAAGAATAAACATACGGCTGCACCTGCAAAACATGCTCATGAATACCAAGCTCTGAAAATTGATCCTCTGATATCCCCGCTGATATTCCAGCAACAGTCATAAAAGGATAACTGGATATTTTTTCCAATACCCCAACATGAACATTGCTAGAAGTAAAACCAGTAAGCGTAGCGTCAATAATAGAAAGCTCAGTGTTATATTTTGATAAAATAAGACTTACCAATTTGTCAATTACGTATTCTGTTCCTTCAATAGTAGTCATCAAATTATCTCTTAAATATAACTCGCTTAATCCATGAAAATGCTCTTCCTACAATACTTGTCCTTGTTTTATTTACACCCAACAAATCAAGTATTGTAGCAGTGCTAAACTCTGTTAGCTCTTCTTCTGTAAATCCAAACAACTCTCTAGGCTGTGCTGTAAACGTAGTCCCAGCACGGGCACGAATGCCCTCTTTCTTAAACAACCCAGCAGCATGAGAACCTGTCAACGTCTGCGTCCAACCTTTAGCCACAAATTCGGTATAATCCAAATTCCTGCCAATTTCAATAGTAACATCAACTTGACCATTACTAACCAATGCAGAAACATCAGGTCTTTGAATAGCAAAAATCAATTTGCCGGTTCTACCGTGGAGTATCTTCTCGTTAATCCCACGGCTTTCTTTCCAATCCATTGTTAAAGGTCTAAGCGGTGCCCAAGGCTCTCCAACATCTCTGCCAGAACTACGAACATGCGCAGCTTGCTTGCCAAGCACGAACACCCTGATAGAATCAGATATTTTAGACAACTGCGCGCTTGTTAGCTGTTGAAATCTAATACCCTCTACCGATATGTCCATTTTGGTTGACATCTTAAAACTTCATGTTCCTAGTAAACTTTGGAGCCACGCCATCTGCAGACGGGTTTTCTTGTTGATAACTCCTTGGCAACCGATGATCTCCAGTCTTGAAATCTGCAACTGACCCGATTGCCTCACTTGTTATTTGCTTTAACTTGGCCTGATACCAAGTAAAAAGACGCTCACTTCTCACACTTTCCCCTGGACGCGCATCTCCAAAGATCAAAGATTCTACACGAGCTGCCGCACCTAGACGATTCGCGCCTTTTAGAAACGTTAAAAATGAAGCATCAGAGATAGGCACTTCATAGCCTGCTTTCACCAGAACACCGTCAATCTCACTTGCAACCTCAGAACAAATCTGATCTACATCAATAATCGTTGGTGCGTCAGTCGTGTTAAACACCTTGCGAAGTTCAACGCCAACATCTGTTGAATCACAGTAGGCCATGAAGTTATGCTACCTTCTTTTTTTTTCTTCCTTTAATGTCATTGACAAGATTTTTGTATGTATGAACATCGAGAATCATACATCGTTTTCCATTATCAATAACACCCTTGTTTTTGATCTGAACTTCATCGAAGGTTTTTTCAAACGTGCAACCGTTCATGTCACATTGGGTTTTTAGATACCCAATAGTTCCACGGTAACACATACCTTCAACAAAATCACCAAAACTTGACTTGCAAACCCAAATCCGCATGTCAACACCTCCTTAATCTACGGCGTCAACGATGTAGATTCCAAGATCTTTTTCGATCACGGCAAAGTCATACTTGGAATAAGTCTGCACGGTTTCAACACGGTTTTCGTCGTTTTTCCAATCCCTGGTGACAGCAGCGTAACGTTCAAACGCAGCCAAAGCACTAGGTTGATCCCTGGAAGGCTTTGTAAGGCTACGATAACCCATCCACACTGCATCCTCATTCCACACGAACCCACCAACATGAGTATCAGTTTTGCTCTCGATCGTTGTATTTTGAACAAGCTCAGGGACAAGAATCTTTGCATTCGGCACGTTGTCGAGACCGAAAAGACGCATGAGGAGGGGAATGTCAACGATCTGATCCCGGTTTGCTCCAATCGTTCCGACAATGTCACTGTTGTTTTGCAATCTCTGATACACCAAAGACCCCAACACAATGCAGTTGATCGGAAGTGAATTCTCAAGGACAAAATCCCTGCGATACCCAAGAATGTCCTTCACCGGAGTATTGCCAGATGTCCACTTTCCACCTGTTGGCGTAGCATCTTCTTTTTTCCACACACCAGCTTTGAAAACTTCTGCCGCAGCATCACGCTCTAGCGCATGGTTCACATCGGTTGAGGTAAAAAGCGTTTTATCCTCACGAATGTTGAACGGAGCTTGTTGTTCCTCGATGTCTTCTTCTGTAATATCTGCCGAAAGCTCAATTTCTTCCCACTCAAACGTTGCACTACTAACAGTGAAATCAGCACGCTTGGGAGGGGCACCGGGGGCACGTTTTTGAGCCTTGATCCTCATAAACTGCTCTTTGTTAATAATCGCGTAAACTCCGCGACTCTTCTGCACTGGCACGATCGGGTAAAGATCCCTCCAAATTGTCGGCATTGAATTCATATTTGCAACTGCAACATCTGTCAACGCCGGATCGACATAGCGCAAATCTTGGGGCAATGGATTTCCCATACCTATTTCTCCTTAAAAACCATAACCGCCAGGAGGCGGTTGTTCTATTGAACCGTTATCGTCCATGCGCCTGATATTTATCAAACACTCGATAATATCACCAGCAGAGCTGGCAGCTGTTTCTGCTTTTCCAAATATCCACAATGACATTCCTGGCGGTGCATCTGATAATTGTTTTGCGCGCCCCGCCGTATCGATCGTGAAATCTTCTCCCACGTTAATCGGCGCTGCCGCGACTATTTTGCCGATCCCACCAGATTGAACATTGGCGATTGAGTTTTCACCTGGGCGATTGTTTAAGATACCAATAGGACGAACAGGGTTTACGCCTGGCTGAATATCATCATACAAATCAACAACACCAGAGCTGGTCAACTTCATAGCTAAAAACTGATAAGCCGACAAATCAACACTTGTTGCGTAATAATCAACGTTCGTCGCATAGTAATTGGCCATCTTAACATCACCCTATGAGTTGTTATCCGCCCTTGAAATGTTCACCTGCACAGGAACATATTGACCACTTGTTCTCGTAAGAAGAGCCGTTCCAAGCGTCCACTTTGAATTGCCTACCGCAGGAACAACAAACGTCTCAGCTTTTCCCGTAGTATCCATCTGAACCTCTTTTCCGCCAGTAACGCCAGCGGTGCCTACCAGCACCTTGGCAATACCACGAGTCTGCACGTTTGAAGGCATCCCCTTGGCAGTAGGAGCATCAAGCTGAACACCAACCGGACTTGCCGGATTGCTTGCCTCTGTTCCGTCATAGACAATACTTTGACCGTTTGCATCCAAACCAACGACCTGATATTGACTCGCCGACAAATCTGCACTTGCTTCGATTGTCGTTGACTCATCAACACGGTAGTTGGTGCTTTCGTTTGCCATGTCATGACTCCTTTATCGCAAAGATTCTGGTTCTGTCAACATGGGGAATTGCTCGCTCATCTTTCGATAAGACATCAATCTCAAATTGAGATCGTTTCTGTCCCACGCCATCGAGTCCATGAATTCGTTGATTTTGTCTGCCAGAAGTTGTTTTCTATCACGAATTGTCATTGCCTTGATTTTTTCAATTTCTTGATCATCATCAACTTCAGTTTGTTCGTTGTGACTTTTTCGACTCTGCACCTTGATCTCTGACAAAGTCTCAATGATCGAAGCGAACATTTCAGGGCTTTGCTTGTAAAGCGCAATATACTTGTCTCGATCTTTGGCAAGAATTCGCTTGTTAATCTCTCGATCAACTGCAAGTTCAGCAGCCAGAATTTGGTTTTTCTCATTCATCTGAGACACAGACTCCGACATCTTTTTAAGATCGGCAGACAACTTTTCGTTTTCAGCCTTGACACTCGACATACTCTCATAAGTTTCTTTGATCTTGTCAAGCGGAGTGTTTGGATCAAGACCAAGTGTTTTCAGAATTTCACTTGCATCCATTTTTTTCTCACTTTCTTTGTTTTTATTCACGCACCCCATAACAAGGTCTCTGTGAACAGAAGAAAACACAATAGGACGTTCCAGGTTTTTGGCAACTGGGTAATTGGTCAGTGCAACACCAAGTAACGTGTGCCCTTGATCTTTACCCTCTGAATCTGGGTAATGCTCCATGAATTCAACAGAGGCAAACGCATACTTGCCTTTTTTGAAGTCTTCGGCCACAACCGGATCTGTGATATTCACTCGACCACGCAACTGATTTGTTTCCGATTCTTTAGTCATAAATACATCGACAATATCACCGTTGCGCTTACTAGAATGATCCACGTTCACAGGAGGCAGGTCATCCTTAGACTTCATTCGAGCAGACAAAAAATTCTTGTGCATATTGTCGATTGCTTCATTGGGAACATCGAACTCATAGAACACAGCTTGATCTTGGCTATCTTGGCCTGCATACTTATAATGCACACCCGCGTTTATCATGTGTAAGATACCTGTAGTTCCAAAACAAACAGAATTTTGCAAAGGAACCAAAACACGCTTTACTTCTGGCTCTTTCATTTTCCACCCCCTGTATTATCTGATCCTGTGTTGGCCGACTTTTCAGCACCAGCCACTGGGGCAAATTCAGTTCCAGGCTCTTCTGGAGGAACACCTACAAGCTCACGCGCAAACTGTTCCATATTGGGGCCGGGATTAACCACGCCCATTGTCGCCATCTGAGCCAATGCTTGCATAATCTTTCCAATTTTAAGCGTCGTTAGAACGTTGCGAACCTTTAGTACTGGTATATCAGATAAATCAGAAAAATTCAACTCAATAATTTCACGGACAAGTTCATTGTTTATTACTTCGGCCATATAATCAGCAACAGACTGAACAAACAAAATAAAAAGCTCTGCCAATACTTCAGCACTTGATTTGTTGCCCACCTCACCAGTCCCAACATTTGTAAATTGAGCAAGCAAGGACTTTGCCTCATCATTGTCAAAATACCGCAACGCCGCAAGCATACCCTCGATCATCGCTTTGCCTGGCATTGAGATTAGATCCGTTGTGCTTTCTCCTTCAATATCCACAACACCAGCATATTCATGAGAACGTAGATTTTTAACAATCTCCATTCCACGAGTTAAAGCCTTATCGCGAGTGAGCTTGGAACCCATCGTAACACGACCAATGCCAGATCCCCACCGATCGACATGAATTCCTAGGATTTTCGTTATCTCTTCCTTGAAATAGTTTGATCTAAACACAGGACGAAAAGCACTTAACCCTACAGGATTATCACCACGTTTGTCGTGCGTAAAAACCACCAGCTTGCTACGTTCGATTTCGATATACGAGCCCGAACCTATTCTACGCCCAGTTGGCTGTTTTTGTAAAAAATGCGTTATATTCTCTCCATCACGTCGCAAAAATCCATAGAAACTACTTGGATTCATCCAAAACAAAGAATCGATCACAAGACGACGTGTGTCTTTTTCTTCTGAATAAACTTTCTCAAATACACTAAAGCCATGATAAATGTGCTTCACTGCTTCACGAAGGAACTGCTTAAACACAAGCCTTGAGCTTCCACCAAAAAACTGTTTACTTAAAAAGTCGCGCTGTTCCTGCGAACCTTTTTCAAAATACCACACGGCATTGACAATAGGTGCAATGATAAGCAAAACGATCGAGCGAAGCTGTGCATCCGTGCGATACATCTTATCATAGACTTTTACAGCAGCTATGGCATCGGAGAATTTAGAATTGTCATCATCAGTGCGAAACTTGTTTGACGTAAACTCGTTTCCACTCCAACCTTTTCGAGATCGTTTTACAGGCCGAGCCATTAAGCTGCGCTCCGTGCAAAGTAATTGTGTCTCTCTTTATCAAAAACAGTGTAGCCAACTTCATTAAAAAAGTCAAACAACAGTTTTTTATGAAAATCATGACATGCTTCAGCAGCAATAACTGGCCTACACTTTTCGATTAGTTTAGATGCTCCGCGTAATACTTTGACCTCTAAACCTTCAACATCAATTTTTATAAAATTTACACTGTCTATTACAGAATCCATTTGTTTAATAACACAATTTGCATTTTCAAGAGGAGTAACGAACCTTGGCCTAATAACTCCAGAATTGATAACAGGAGGATCTGGTATAAAACCAAAACCTTCCCGATCCATAAAAGCCATATTTAATAAAGTAACATCAGTGTGTGAAACTTTATTTCTTTTCATATTTCTCCATAAAACATTAAATACATCTTGATGAGGTTCTATTGAAAAAACATGAGTGCAACGAGTATGATTTGCAAAAAATAAAGTATGATTGCCAATGTTAGCACCTGCATCAACGTAAATTCCTTCAATCCCAAGAAGTGCAACTTTCTCAAGAAAGGGTATTTCGTAAAATGTGCCAGATTCTTGCAAAACATTAAACATATGCTCTTCTTCGTTTAATCCTTCAATTTCATATGTTTTGTTGTTGTGAGATATTTTTGTTGTCAACATGACTGCCCCATTATTGTAACGCCATTAAACCCAGACCCCATCAAACAATCTACAAAACGCTCAAACGTCCAACCGGCTACCTTAGAACGTCCAATACGTCCAATCATTTCTGCAATTTCAGGATGTTTAACCAACCAACTAGCTTGTTCTACCATTTCTTCCATAGAACCCGCAAACATCAAATGAACACCATCTTCAAACACAGAATCTACGCCTGGAGTTTTTTCCATAACAAGCGCCCCGCCGCTTGCTAGAGTATAGATTACTCGATCGCTCCAGTAGAGATATCCACTTGCACCGCTTGGATTAAGCGATACTGTCACACTACCAACAAAATCTGAGAACCTTGGCCATAAAACACTTCCCTGGTAACATGGATATGACTCAATTTGTTTTCCCCATCCCCAAAGACCAAATTGAGAACCAAACTCTGACATGCACTGTTTTATCAAATCATATCGATTTATATGATTTGAAAACTTATACACAGCAGTCGCCACAAACCCAACAGATTTTACTTTGTCAACTTTTCTGGGATAGTGATAAAAAGAATCATAAGGCACTGGAACCCAAAAACCATGATGTTTTGTGGCAGTCCGTTTACACACACTCAAGTATTCATCAATCTCACAAATCCAATCTTTCCCATCATCAGAAATTGGATCGTCCATGCACCAAAAAACAAACTTTTCTCCATGAGACATTGATTTTATTTTCTTAATAACATCAAGCGTAATAATTTTTTGTAGATTAAAAAACAACACAACGTCAAAACGATCAGTTTTTAATGTGTCATTAACAACATTCAAAGTATCACTTAATCCATCTTCACGAATCAGTTTTCTAAAAGGAATATGTTCAACATAAACTCCCATACGTTCACACGCAGTTACAATTCCCATAACCTGAAAACTCACACTTTCAAGACCTATTATTAACAGTCGTTTCATAATCCGTTCTCCAAAAGATTTTCTCTAGCAATTTGCTGATTCCGAATGGCAACGTATTTAATCCAATCCCTGGCCGCCTGGATCACGTCTTTGCGAATGATGTCATCATATCGAAGCAAGCATATGGCATGCGCTATTTCGTTCACGTCAGTTACATCTTTTACTTTGCATAAAGACTCAATAACCCTTGGCGCATTTTTCATGCACGCTACCGCTTCGGAATAGATCACTGGAACGCCTAAAGCGCAAGCCTCAGCCACCGTATAACCAAACGTCTCACAAAGAGTTACCCCTAGCAAGACATCCATTGACTTTATAGCCATCAACCACGCATCACGCCGATCGAACGGCACGTTGTGATGAAACACGTGCGCACCCGTAAATACAGTCAAACTTTCAGCATAACCCTTTGAATTATGCCACGCTATGCTTACATGAACATTTGACTCAGTAATTTTACACGCACTCATCTGAACAAGAAGATTTTTGCGATGATGTGGAGCAAAAAAAAGACCCACATTATAGCCAGGCACTTGTTTCAAACACTGCACAGAAGCATATTCTTTCATATCCATTACAGCAGGAACATAAACAGTTTTAATTCCTAACATGTCTCTAATATGAACAGAGTCCTGCTCTGAGGTCATCAATAACCCCTTGATTTTTCCTTGTTTATATAAATTTACAAGATAGAGTATTATAGTGATTTCAGAGTTTGTAATATCAGAATCAATTTGAGCGATATTACTACAAAAATATATCCACGGCACTGCTCCCCGATCCAAGTATTTTTGATAAACCTGAGTCCACCCTCCAAGGATAAGCTCACTATTTCCATCCCAATCATCAACAACATTAAATCCCATAAAGTTAGCCAAGTTTTTCATGGCAGTTAAAACACCAGGAAAATTTGCGCTAATACATTCTGTTCTCATTTGTTCCCTTTTTTCAAGTAAGTGTAAAATTCTATTTAGACCTGTTTCTGGTTTATTGTGTGACTTTATTTTTGCTATTTTTTTTGCAGTATCTAATTCAGTTTGATCTATTTTTAATGCAGAATCTATTTCAGACAACCAAACATCGTGATGAGCCTCGTAGGGCACAGTGCGCAAAACTGTGTTTATCATGTTTCCACGATCCGACGCAACAACAGCAACGTTGTGTAACATCGCCTCAAGCACTACTTTACCGTAAGTTTCCGATAGGAAGGTGGGATGAATTAAAACATCAGCTATTTTATAGATCTCCTCCATTGGCGCAGCATAAGACTCGATAATTGTTATATCTTGAGAAAGATATTTTCTAACATTCAAATTTGGAGGCATATCATAAGTTGCGATGATAAACTGATAGTTCTCCGGCGCGTGCTTAATAATATCAAAAAGCAATTTCCAGTGCTTTACAATTCCCACAACCAAGACTGCATATTTTTCTTTATGAACGCCCGCACGTTTCCCGAACCCCTCCAAGTGATGCACATCGATAAGCGGTTCTGCGACGATAACTGACTCGACACCTTGCTTTCTAACCCAAGCCGCCGTGAAATCAGAGTTACACATCACACAATCGAGTCGTCTTAGACTACTAAGATTTTCCTCTATTAACGTGTAATCGCCTTCATGAAATTTTTGTGCGTTAGAAACAAATAATGCCCAATACTCGAATACGCCAATAGAAAAAATATGATCTTGATCAATACAAGCCTTAAACCACGAAGACATAAAAGTGCGACCTAAAAAAACAATACTCGGATTATGTTGTGGTATGGTTTTTTCAAGTAAACCTATATAATTTCTACCAAAACCAGTTTCTTTTTGATACTTCACACCATATTTGTCTTTCAAATATGGTTGTTTTACACACTCTCTGTCTAATTGAAAAATAATCGTCACATCAAAACCAGCAAGACTTAACATTCTGGCACGGTCTTGAACAGACTTTTCCCCCCCCATAGTAAGATCGAACATACGATCATTAAAAAATAACACTCGATTATTTCTAAATTTTCCAACAAAACTAGATAGTAACCTAGTCCCTTTTCCTCGATTCTTGTAAAACTCGTGCATTAAAACTCCATATTCCTAACTCCATAGAAACTAGGACGAGGTAAATCTAAAACTCCAGAAACAGAATCGTAAATACCATCTTCGTTGTCAAAGAATCTGGAGAGTCCATAACGAATGGCATCAATTCCATGATCATTACCACGTTTGGGTTTACCTGTTAATTCGTTCCACTCCCAAGTTTCAAAATTGTCAATTATCTCTTGACATTTGCTTGAAATACACAACCTGCGAGTTGTCAACAATTTGTCTATACCAGATAATGTTTTTTCAAAGTTCCCCCACGCACTAAGCGCGGGGATGTTATTTTCAACAAATAAAGCAGTATTATCAGGTCTCGAATCATCACAAAAAACTTCTTCAACATTATATTGATTTATCATTTTCGTGATAACAGAAGTCCAAGTATCAGACTGATAATCATTTGTTGGAGCAATGAGCATTCCGCGATGAACTTGTTCTGAATGCACCCAGATTTTTCTATTGTATCCTTGATTCGGATCGGTAAACCTAATAGCGGCTGCAACCCCCGGATCGGAGGAAAAACCATAGTCAACGCCGATGGAATTATAGATACCCTTTGGTGGCACGGTTTCGACAACATGCACATCTCGATCAAACGAGGGGAAAACAAGCCCTGTGGCGCTCTCAAAGGAACCCTCGTACTCACGCCGATACATTTCGGGAGATAACTCATGCTTAGCACGTTTTGCTTCCTCTACGAGCGTAGGAGATGCAAGGTTACCGATAGTGCGAAACTGAATGTGCTTATAATCAGGATCAAGCCCCTCTATGGCACGTTTAGCGATGTCATGGTAGAACCAGTTTTTCCATTTTGGCGTTGTGCAATAGATGCCCCAGGCAGGTTTACCCATAATCGACCGATCGGCAACACGCTGTCTTAGATTGCCCATGACAGCCTCACGCGACGCTACCGCTGCTTCATCGAAGACGAACCCGTTAATCCCGTAGGAACGAAGGGAGTCGGGGTTATGAGCCGATATTATTTCGATGCAGATAGGCAAGCCTTTAAGCCATATTCTGTTATCTCGAATGGTGTATTTTCCAACCAAAGCACCGTTTATACCGCCAAGGCACGAGAAAAGCTCATCTAAGGCCACCCTGGTAAGCCTGGTTGTAGGCGCGACCACCCAGTACAGGAGATAAGGCCACGTCTGTCCGTTGACCGCTACTTGCTTCTTATACTGCACGTAGTCGAGAAATATCCTACGAAGGAATTCTCGTATAACGGAGTAAGTTTTACCGGCACGCGATCCGCTGGTAACGACAACGAAGCGCGTGTTACACTCATGCAGTGGAATTGCTTGCGGGTTGGGAACATAGTATTTCAGTCCAGGAACGTAGTCGATGATATTCATAGAATCACCAGTTAATTTTTGTATTTTGTTCTGAAATTATTTTACATCCTGGACATCTGTATT